CCGTTGAAATTGCGTCCGTAATTAGCATCGCCCGCGACCGTGACGCCCAAAGCCACGTTGGAAATTGTATAGGTTGTTGTGGCGGTGGCCCTGCTGACACCATCTACATAAATTGCGTGTGAGGATCTATTCCGCACAACGGCGATGTGATGATATGCCCCATCAATTATTGAAACGCCTGAAGTCGTCATCATCGGTCCAGCAATGCTGTGATTCTGGGCCCACCACGCCACTTCTCCCCCGCTTGCACCTGAGTTGTTAATTAATAAAGTCCATGAACCATTTGTAAAAGCGCCGTTCATGCGACTGAATAGCGTTGCGTATTGCGTTGCCTGTGTCGTGTTGATCCACATCTCTATTGTGTAATCTCCGCTGCCAAACTCCAATAGATCGGTGTCCGATAGCGTTAGCGTGTCGCCTGTCCCATCGAACAGTCCACATCCGCTTCCGTACTTAACGTTAGTAGTGCTGATTTGCGCATTGCCGTTGGCTGTGACGGCTAGCGTGTTTTTGCTGCTATCGGTAAACGTCGTGCTTGCGTTTGCCCCGTCCATGTGGAGCAGCAGACTCACGCTATCCCAGTACGGATCATTCTTGGACAGCCGCTGTTCATTTGGCGTCCAGATGCCTGTATTGGCATACAGGGAACGTGGCCGGCCAACCAGCCCGCCATTCAAGCCGATCATCAGCTGATCTCCTCGTAGCCGATCACCAGTTCGAGGTCACTGGCGGCGCTGGCCTGAGCGCGGAGGCTATGGCCTTCCTCCAGGTAGATGTATGCCTCACGTGTCACCAGCACCTGTGTTGCATCAGCCGGCACTGCAATGGTGTTGCCGATCTTGAAGCCGGTGGTGCCGTTGTAGTGCTCCAGCGTGATGTCGGCGGAGTTCACGCCATCGACATTGGCGCAGTAGACGCTGTTGATCTTGAGTGCCTTGCCGCTGGCGGCGCTGTTGGTGAGCGCGGCAGCCAAGCTGGTGGTGACGGCGTAGCCGACCGTCTTGCCCGTGATCGTGGTCGGGCTTTTAAGGTTAGGAGCGGCCATGTGTCGTCAATTCCCCCACCATTCTATGTAGGCCAGGGATTCCCAACCATACAACTGAACGGACATATCGGACCAGTAATCAGCTGCGACCCCGCCGCCAGTTGCTGTTCCAGCAGTAAAGGATGCGGTTACGGTCAGTGTTAGGCCATTAACGGATGCTTCGGCGGTTGGAGTGCCAGCAGCCAACGTGCTCGTGACGGTGGCTGCGATGCCGTTGGCGGCAGCGATGCTGGTGTTGACCGTAAAGTCCGCACCAGAGAACACAACGCGCCCTGGAATGAAGCTTGCCGTGACTGTTTTGTTTAGGCCACTTGCGGCGGCTGCACCGATTGCGGTGAGCGTTACTGTGACGAGGCCGTACATACCATCGACAACAGCACCGTCTGGTGGGACGGTTTCAAGTGTTAGCTCGACGTTGTAACGATCACAATAGACATCATCAACGGTTGGCGGTTGGATGTAGCGCCAAAGATAATTTGTGAGCTGGTAGTCACTGGGAGTTGTTCCAGCCCAGACCGTGGAGGGCAGATCGAAGCTGTCGAAGGTGCCGAGCTGTCCTTGGTAGTGGGACAGAATGCTCAGCATGTTGGCTTCTGTGACTGCGGTAAACCGCAGGCGAATCTGGCTAGCCAGCATCACATTGCTGTGCCGCACTCGGTTTTGCCAACCACTAAGGGCCGTGAACGGCGTGTGCGGGTATTCACCTGGGGTGAAGGTGCGGCCGCTCGGAGTTAGCGTAGGGAAAGTGGCCATCGTTATTCCGGTTCAAGCCCGCTCCACGCGTAATCAACAGTCACGCCGTCGTTACTGAACTCGTAACTACCAGTCAACGAGCCCAGGAAAGCTCCTTCCGCATAGTTGACTGTGTCCGCACGAACTGCTACATTTAGTACACCTGTATAGCCAGTAATGCCATCCTTAAGGTATTTAGTTGTCTCAAATATGATATTGCTATAGCCTCCACTCCCTGCTCCACCTACTTTGTACGCCACCGGCAAACTGCCGAGTGACCAAGGGCCCCCGGTATTGGCAGGTAAAAGATGCACAGGACCCGTACGGTGATCTAGATACGCCAGATCACTAGAACCGCCTCCGTTAATTCTAAACCACGGTGTAACTCCGCTATTGGTTGCTACAGGACTTGTGGCCGTATATACAGCTCTAACAAAATTAAACCGGTTATACGGTAAATCCACTACAGGTGGCGTAACTGGAGAGCGGCACTCATTGCCGTCTGGGCATGTGGTGTATGCGCCGATGCCTTTGCCGACCATACTAGATACGAGCGAAAGGAACGCTCCGGTCCCGAGTTCTGGGGTGATTTGTTGTCCAGTGTCAGGATCAAAGCCATACCACTTGGTTACGCATCCTGCGCCGTTGCCGCAAGGTGATACTCCAAGTGTGTCACCAAGCTGAGGAGTACCGTTAGGACCGGTGATGCCAGTAATAGGACTTCCGCCAGGGGTAGATGAATCGCGGCCGTCATCGCCGCCCGGACCAAACGGATTGCCGTTATCACCGTTGATATCGTTGGGTGTGCCTCGATTAATGATGACCTGACTTCCGTCAATCACAGGGTCATTGACCGAACTTGGGGGAATCGACACGCTTGGAGGAACTGTTGTATCTGTAGATGAGGCTTCATCTTCGCAAGGTGACTCAAAATCGTCCTCGGAGAACGAGAACAGAACTCCTGTTCCAATGGCAGCAGCGACGTCAAGCGCAATAAGGCTACGGTTTTGATTATTGACAGGAAAGTGTACAGCTTCGTAGGTGACGTCGCCCGCTAAGGTCTTGCCGACACGTTCTACTTGGTACAGATATGAATGCGAAGACGCGACATAGTTAGTTGCTTGCCGTTTTAAGTTGACGTAGATAATGTCGCCTACGTTTACTATCGTGTTGTGTGCCTGCGGTCGCGTGGCAAAGCGAATTACGTGGGTCGGATACGTGCGACGGGCAAGGATATAAGCGCCAACCTTGACAGCGTGATTTTCGTTTGTACAGAACTCGCTGAGGTCGTGCAGCTCGGTAGGGTTTTGCTCGGAAGTAGTTCCGTAACGTAGTTCTACTGTGCGCGGGATGGCGAGGTCACTTTCTATCTGCTGGCGCCAGAGGATCTGAGCGGTAAATGGGTATCTGTCGGATAGTGACGTGTAGTTGATTTCAAGCGTGTTAGGTAGGATTGTGTCTTCGGTAAATGTATAGACAGGCGTTACAGGGCTTGTATCGATTGCTCCAGCTGGTGTAGTGGGTAGTAGAGGGCGCAGACCTTTTTTGCCGCCGCTATTGCTTTCGCCCAGAAGAAAATAAGGTGCCCACTTGGCAATGTAATCTGCGAAGTTAGTGCTGTTTTTTAGTTCGCAGTTGCAGGTAAAGCCGTTGTATTCAAGAAACGTGGCTGCTTTGGTTAAAGCGTCGTTGTCAATCATCGCGCTCGGTACACGCGCTGTGTTGACCATCAGCCACTTGACGAGATCGGCAAAATTGTCGCTGGGGCCATACACGTTGTCGTATAACCGTGTAACATGCATTCCGCCACGGATGAAAACATTGATCTGTTTTTTCCAGCGTTCAGACTCCCGTAAATACGCCGGGCTAGAATAACTCAGAGTTGTAATGTTTGGGTATAGACCCACGCTACCACAGAAGAAAGGAGCTTCCGGAGGTAAGACATCAATAGGATTAGAAGGATCAACGACATTTACGTAGGAAGACATGAAATTGCCCGGTTGCCAATTTCCAGCACGAGCATTGTAAGCCTGTGTGTAAGTACCGACACGGCACGATCCTTGATATACATCTCGATACTCGATCGCTTGTACAACACCCTCGCTAATTGGGAGCAAGTAATCGACGTATATTTCTTCTTCGTAACCTGTTAAAACACTGGCATACTGACCTGGTGGAATAGTGACTATCGGCCACGCAAAGTTTAGGTACTGAACTTCGCTTGCGCCAGGGGCAATCATGATGCCGCCGGCACTGTTGCGGAAGCGTGCAAACACGATTGGGACGGACTCCCCCAAGTTGATAAAGCGCTGGTCGGTTTCTAGTTCATTGGTGCTGTAGACAATCGTAGAATCATTGCCTGTGGGCGTGTTGATTTGGCCGGCTTGGATGCCGAGCAGTGCAAGAGGGTCGCTAGCGGAGATCCAGGTCATGCGCGTATGCCCTGTCCCATGATGGCTGTGGTGAACTTGCGGGGCGGGACTTGCGCCCCAACAGGAGATAGGGCAGAGCCCAGTTGTAGGGTAAGGCTGGTAAGTGTGCTGCGCCCACCAATAACTTGGCCGGTGTAGGAAGCAATCAGTTCTTGATCGGCTTGTGGTGCGTTGTTTCCCTCTAAGACGTCGAATTGGTAGATGGTCAGATCCACCAGGCGGCCGTCGCGCATGGCCAGCTCGAAGGCGTTCAGCACCATGCTCGTGGCGGCAGTCGTTACGGTGACGTTGGACTCGTCACCGGCAATGCCGGCCGTGATGCCGTCCGCGATGAACGGAACATACAGCCACTTGACGCCTTGCCAGGTCACACTGTCATTGGCGTAGTAGGACTGCCAGCGGTTGTAGGTGGTGCCGCCGCTGTCGTAAATACGGAGATATTGGGATTGAGCACGCATTAGCTGATACCTAAAGCCATACGGGCTGAGGGTGTACGAAGTCCGCTGAAAACGCTATCGGCAGTCATGCGCATTGCTTGCTCCATATCTGCGACCGTGACGTAACGCTCGCCGTTGAACTCCATCACAGGGCCAGTCGTGATATTGATGACGGCGCCGCCAGATCGATTGCCGTCTAGCACTGCATCACCTCGAGCGCCGGCCAGGAAGTTAGCGCTAGCGCTTGCCATCTTGGATTCAGGCACAATGTATTCACGTTCTCCACCTTCGCCGACCATCGCAAGTGTTGGCCGGCTGACGGTGCCGCCTTCCGCAAACTGTGGAATGCTGATCTTGGGAATTAGGCCAATATCCGGACCTGGCAGTTCATTGAACTTGCCGATCAGGAAGTTGATCTCATTAATCACTGCATTAATGCTATTAGAGATTGCGCTTAATATGTCATTGAATATATTCTTGATCGTATTAACCACCCCTTCCCATGCGCTAACAACTGCATCCACAGCAGTATCCATGGCATCCGGTATAAAATTGACCACTGTATTCCATGCTTCAATTATTGGTTGAATTGCGTAAGTATTAAAAGCATCCGTCAATTCAGTCCACTTTTCACTCACCCAGTCGATAAGCTGTGACACAGGCTCGCGTAGCGTCGCATTAAAAAGCTCTACATAGGGTCCGACAAATAGCTGATACAAGATTGCGATCCATGCTCCGGCCGCCCATTCAATAACGCCTGCAACCGCATCAAATGCTATGCGGGCGGCATCTATCACGCCACTCCATAAATCTACGAACAGATCTCTAACTGGCGCACTCCATTCCCATAACCAGGCCGCAAAGTCCATCAGTGGCTCGCGGAATGCAATCGCTGCTGCAGTCAATGCAACAACAGCAAGCGTAATCCAGCCAGCTGGGCCAGAGAAGAACCCAGCCAATGCTGGCAGTAGTGTGCCGGTCAGCCATGCAAGCAGCCCGCTCAATGCTGCAGTGATGCCGGCCACTGCTGGGCCAATTGCGCCAGCCCATCCGGCAATAGTGGCGCCAATCCCAAGACCACTCAGAATGCCGCCCAGGGCAATGATTGCATTGATTGCAGGCGCTAAGGCTACAAATGCAGCCGCCAGCCCGCCTATAGCAACTGTCAGCGTTTGCACCGGTTGCGGCAATTGAGAGAACGCCTGCAACATGCCGGCCAATCCTTCGGCCAGCTTCGTGATTGATGGCAGCAGTGCAGTCACCGCTTGATTGAATGGGCCGCTTAGGCTGCGAGAGATATTATTGATCGCATCATTGAATTGATCAGCACTCTTTGCCATGTCGCCGCTGATCGTGGCCTGGTATTGGCTGAGCGCTTCACGGCCTTGATTCAGCATTGGAATCAACTCAGTGCCGGCCTTGCCGAATAGCTTCATAGCCAACGCTGACTTCTCAGCGCCATCTGGCATCTTGCTGAATCGATCGGCAACAGCAAGCATCAAGTCATCAAGTGGCCTGATCTTGCCATCAGCATCCTTGGCCGCAATGCCCATGCCTTGCAGCGTGGCGCGGATTGCTTCACCTGATTTGCCTGTATCAGCAACACGTTTCGCCAGTTGCCCCATGCCTTTGGCAACGCCCTCGATGCTGCTGCCACTATCCTCTGCTGCAGCGCCAAACTTGCTAAGTGACTCAACCGCAACGCCAGTGCGTTGACTCAAGTCATTCAGATTGTCAGCGGCATCAATTGAGTTCTTGGCCATCATGCTAAGGCCTGCAATTGCAGCTGCTGGCACCAATGACCCAAGCAGTCCGCCAACGCCCTTGGCGGCTTGTCCCATCCGCCCGAGGCCAAGCTGCGTACCTTCAGCAGCTTTGTTCAGATTGCCAAGGCTACGGCTAAGGCCATCCAGTTCGCCCTGCCCCTGGACATCGGCTCTGACCTTGAGAACAGCATCTAGGTTCATTTCTGCTGCTCGCCAATGGCCTGCAGGATTTCAGCTTCGATGATCTGCAGATCGCTCAGCATCGCAGCTTCATCGGTGACTGATCGCAGTCTAAACACCCACGACACAGCGCCATAGTCCAATCCGATCAATCCATTTGGGCCGGATCGCCATTGCGTCTGGCAGTCAAGGAACATCATCAAAGCCGGCCATGCCTCAGGCTCCACATCAAAATGCTTAGGCTCGTCAGGCTCAAACCCAACAATCCCAAGCACTGATGCATCATCTGCTGTTTTGTCAATCACGCCACCCTTGAGCCAATGACGGGCAGCGTCTCTCAGTTTTTTGCTTTGTTGCCGGTGACGCTCTCGAAGTAGGCAACCACAATCCCAGACGCTACTGCAGGGATGTTCAGGAGTTCCGCTTTGACAGTTGCGCTAAATGGCACCTCTTCGCCATCCTCATCATGCACATTGGCCCAGCCGGCCAACACCTCATCAGCGACCGATTGATCGGTCAGATCAACTTCATGGTCGAGCTGTTTCGCCCTGACCAGATCCTGAATCTCATTGATGCGTGATTGCGAGAGTCTTTTGAACTGCGCATCAAAGGTCTGCTTCTCATAGCGCCCACCATCAACTGGCAGGCGCAATGTGACAGGCCACGAGTAGGTAGCTGACTGCTTAAGAACAAATGCCATGCAGAATCAGGTGAAGGTCAGAACAACTTCATCATTGCCGGCGCTAGTTGGAATTGCCACATAAGGCAAATTCAACATTTGAACGCCGTCCATATCATCGTAGGACGGATTGCTGATGTCAACCTTTGGCGCAACCAGCGTGACGCGGTTACCTGCCGTGGTGCCATGCAGCAGGGTCAGCAGACCAGTAGTGTCATCATTGGCAATGGTCCAATAGTCCTTGGTGGCAACCGAAACGGCTTCAATCATGCACTCGCCGGCGGGCGCCCGGTTAGTGATCCTGACTTCTTTGTCGCAGCCAACCAGCTCGCGGTAGACAATCTCATTGGCCATCTCGAGGCTCAGCGATTGCAGGCACCCGGAGTGACCGAGAAAGCTGAAGGTGCTGCTGTTGCCAGCCTTGAAGATCAGCGGCGTGGCCTGCGCGCTGTAGGTAGTGGTGGGCGCTGCGGTATCGGTGACCGGGTTGTAGATGCCGGTGAACTCGAAGTCGATGGTAGGGATGCCGCCTACTTCCACGTTCAGTGAGAACGTGCCGCGGCAGCCGGTGGCCTTGTGCAGCACTCCGTCGTTGTTGAAGTAAATAGTGGCGCTTGAGAAGCTGCTGCTGACAGGCTTGTAGCCCACGTTGGCGGCAATGCTGTAAGCGCTGGTGCCATCAGGCGTGAACGCCGTCGTTGTTTTCTGCACCGTTGCAACCTTCGTGCTGCCCACGTAGTCAGTGATGACGCCGCTGCTACCAGAGCCGGTGCCGCTCGTGAGGCTGATCACCATGCCAACGTAGGCATCGTCGGTTGCGCTGGCGCCGGCAGCCAGCGTGATGCTGCCAGCAGAGCCTGCCTGCGCAGTGCCGGTCACCGCAGAGCTGGTCGTGGTCTCGGCCATGCCACATGCCT